TGGGAAAGGAGTGTTAATAATGTTGTGATTGATGTATTTTTTCCAGTCATTTCCGGAGTATTGTCTAACGATATTAATGTTGTTGAAGAAATGTGATGAGTTATTTTGATTAATAGCGTCAGCTAAATCGTGTAGAGAGTTTATCATTATTTTTTATTAATTATAATAAAACTTTAAATAATAAGTTTATTAAATTTTTAAAAATGAATTTAATGTAATAAAAAATTTAAAAGAAAATGGCTGATAAAAGAGAGAGATCAAGAGCAAAAAGGGTATATAAGAATAAAATTTGCGAAGAGCCAGAGATAGAAGTAGAGACCGAAGTAGAGTCAGATAGTATAATAGATAATTTAAAGAAGAAAATTTTGTCATTAGAATTATCTCTAAAGTTAGAGTGTCTTAAAACAAAGATATTTCAGTCAATAATAGAGCAGAAGACAGACTTAAAAATACCAAAGGATATAATAGAATATAAGGAAGGAGTTATTAATATTAATACATATAATTTGGATGGAAAAATGCCAATTATAGTTCATAATTTTATTAAGGAGACTAGGGCACAACATCATGAACCCGAAACTGATAAATCAACATCTCCAGATATTCAGCGCAAAAGTAGTGTTAAATCAAGATTTCGGACAGTAAAAAATGAGATAGAATTGACAGAGGAGAAAGGTTTGGAACAGTTGGTGCAAAAAATAGATGCTACTCATAAAACAATACAGACAAAGAGAGATTTATTAAAACCTGAAAAGATGACAAAGATACATGGACCCCAAGGATTAGAGGAGTGTTTCAAGAATATTACAGAGACTAAATCATATGCAATTCCTTTAAAGAATATGTTGAAGAAGAGGTTAGAGATTATGAATAGTTTGACTATTGAGGAATATAAAAAGTTGATAAATGATAATATAGAGATGGTGGATAAGATATTTATAACAAAAGGATATAATACAGCAAAGAGGATATCAATAATATCAAAGGGATTGTCTCCATTTGAGACACGATTGGTTTCTTATGGAAAATATGATAAGCCTATAGAGTTTGATGATAGACAAAAGATAAAGGTATATTTTGAAATATCAAGTTTATATCCTCAACGATATGTGCCATTTGATAAAGAAGAGGTATCAAAGAGGTTTTTTAATTATAGCATTGCTCTATTTACGGTAAAAGAGTGTATTGAGATATTTTTGTTTAATGTGTATGAGTTTTATAATATTATATATATTCCGTATAAAAAATCTGATTCAACTGATCCATATAGTTTTTATATATTAGAGAAAATAGAGGATTCAAAAAGATATTGGAGTTTGGATTCTAGATTGGAAGAGATTACAATAGCATTTTCAACAAATATAAAAGCGTATTGTATTAGTCTATTTAGACATATATATTTTAATATATTTCAGGATAATTTATATAGAGCTAATTATTCGTCGGTGTCGTCGGTAGCTGAGTATGAGTGTGGTCAGTTAGTTCAAAATATAATGGTATTATCTGATTTTATGAAAATAAATTCAATTATAAGAGCTAGTGTAAAAGAAAAGGCTACATTTAATCCAACAGATAAAGATAAGGTAAATTATTCACAGAATGATAAGATGCAGCAAAAGAGGTTTTTGGAAGAGGATATGACAGAGGCGACAGAGGAGAGTTGTTTTTCATCTATATGTCAAATGTTTGATGGTATAAAGAGAGAAGAATGTAGTAGTTTTTATAATAAAAATATATAATAAATATTTATAGCTTAAATAATTAAAGATTATTATAAAATGAGTAAAAGAATATTGTCGGATATAAATACTGAGAATATTATAGATTCAGCAAGACCAAGAAAAAAATCTAAAACAAATTATGATGAGAAAAGTAGTGAAAGTGAAGAAATAATTGAAGAAGAGTCATTAAATGATGATGAAGTATCTTCTGGAGATAGTCTTTATACAGGAGACATGGAAGACGAACTGGAAAAATTAAAGTTAGAAGATCCAGAAGCATATAAGTCTTTTATTGAAACAAAAGCCGAGATTATAAAAACAGAGCCCAATATAGTTAATATATTAAAAGAGCCTTTGTTGTTAAAGACACGAGCTAGATTAGTTCAAATGTATGAGATATATGCTAATATACAGCCATCATCAGAAGAGTGGTTAGATTTACGTGATAGGATAAATAATTTATATAAGAAAGGAAAGGAAGATTATATACAGTATTCAAAATTTTCTACGGAGGATCATATAGATATGGAGAGAAAGGCATCTGAAATTTCAGATATACCAACAGAGTTAAGTATAAAGTATAAGATATTACAGTTAAATACTTCTCAAGAGAATAAAGCGGTAATATATAGGAAATATAATGAGATGATGTTATGTGATGATAGTCATGATAATGAAGAAAAGATGAAGATGAAAAGATGGATTGAATGGGCTATTTCAATGCCGTTTGATAATTTAAAAGTTAATAGTTTTGGTTCTGATATGTCAAGATTAACGTTATTTTTAAAAGATATAAAAAAACGTATGGATGAAGAACTATATGGAATGCAAAAGATAAAAGAACAATTATTATTATTTATAAATGCAAAAATTTTAAACCCAAATATGAAAAAATGCACTCTTGGTTTAATAGGATCTCCAGGAACGGGGAAAACAACTATAGCTAGATTATTAGCGACGCTGTTAGACTTTCCTTTTGAGCAGATATCATTTGGTGGAGTATCAAATAGTGATTTCTTAAAAGGGCATGCATATACGTATATTGGTTCTGAACCAGGTATTATCACAAAATCATTAAGAAATATGAGATATAAGAATGGTATAATATTTTTTGATGAATATGAGAAGATATCCGATAATAAAGATATATGTTCTGCCTTATTACATATAACAGATCCAAGTCAAAATACTGATTTTACAGATAATTATCTAAGTGGTATTAAAATGGACTTATCTAATATGTGGTTTATATATTCAATGAATTCATTTCCAGAAGATTCGGCATTACGAGATAGAATTTTTATTATTGAAATAAATGGATATTCTCATAGTGATAAGATTAATATGGTGAGAGACTATGTATTACCAAAGACATTGAAAAATTTGAAACTTAATAATGGTGATATAATTATGAAAGATTCTACAATAGATTATTTTATTAGAAGAACAGAGTTGTCTAGTGATAAAGGAGTTAGAAATTTAGAACATAATATAACTGATCTATGTAGTAAAATATCTTTTATAATTTTACATCAAAATGAAAAGGGGGAATTAACAGACTTTTTTAATTCAAAATCTGAAACAATATCATTTGATATTAAGCAAAAGATATCATATCCAGTCACAGTGACAAGTGATATGATTGAAAAAATGACTAAACCGGTTAGTTCTATTAGTGACTCAATTAGCCATATGTATTTATAAGATTTTATATGAAATATTTCATATAAAATTTAATATATGGTTCCGTCGTCGTGTTGTATAGCGTAGTTTAATGCGTCTAAAATGTCGCTATCTGGATAAGTATTAAAAAATATGTGATCTATATATATAAAAGCCCATCTGTGATTTTTTGTAGCGATTAAAGCTATTTCCTTATCCTTTTTAAAGTGAGGAGCAAAACGTATAGCGATACCGCATTGTGTAACAGCGACTTTAACTAAAAATTTGTTTAAAAGTAGAGAAGGACTTACAAATTCAAGAGACCTGCCGTTTTGAGCCACAGCAATTAAAGCTAGATGTAAATTATTTTTAAATATATCTGATACGTGTTTTAGCCATAAACCATTTATGGAGAGAGCAGTTTCTACAAAAGAGAAATCGTTTTTATACTTATTTGGGAATCTTTTAAAAGAGATACCTTTTTTCATCAAAAAAGTTAATATTTTAAAAAGGGGCAAGTTAGAGGTAGTTATACTACTAATTTTAGTAAATTCAGATCTACAAAGCGGACAAGTTGGTTTATCTTTACAAGTGTTAATCCAGTTGATAATACAGTCTTGGCAGAAAGAATGGTTAATGTTTGTATTATGTAATACAATATATGGTTTAGATATATAATCTAGACAAATAGGACATTTATTAATAGGGTTTTCTGGAACAACTGAAGAATGTTTCATTTTCTATAAATATATAAAATATTATAATAAAAAATCATTTTAAAAATAATATAAAGATAACTTTATATTACAAGAATTTATTTAACAAGAGATTTTGATATTGTTTTTAATAAAAAAAATAGTGGTATAGCTACAATTAAAAAAGCTAAAAAATATAATATATACCATCCAAATGAATGGTGGTGATATGTGTTATACTGGTATTTTTCAACACAACCAGGAACAAGTGAAGAAGCATCAAATTTGCAGTTGTCAATACATTCGTATTGATTCATGTTGTTAGTTCTGCATTTTATTTTGCATTGTGTGAACGCTTTAACTGGATCTTTAGTCTCATATAATAGTTGTGGAAAATAATGAGGGACTTGACTAAATATAGGAGGAACACCGGGGCGTAATTGACATGGATTACGTCCCATAGCTGAAACAGATTGTTTAACACAAGTTTCGCAGTTTTTACGGCATTGTTCTGATATATCAGTATTATTAACAACTTCGGCAAAGGCGGCGCAAGTCTCATAACACTTGTTATTAATTTCATTTAGGTCACAGTCGCCAAATTTCTTGACAGCAGCTAGACAAGGATTTATAGAAAAACTCATTTAGTTTATATAAACATAAATTATTATTTTTTTATTTATTAAAAATAAGTGATAATTTAATTAATTCTGTTATTAGAATCTCTTTTACATTACCATTGATATTGACACTAGCATGTGTGTTATTAATTGATGTAATAACACCTGATGATTCTTGTATTTCTCTTGTAGTAAGACTATTTATATTTGTTATTTCAACAACTTTATCTCCTATGCTAAGCATTTTTATTTAAAACATTTATAGTTTTAAATCAATTTAATTTTTGAAGAACGATAGTGGGCTTTGGTCTAGTGCTAAAGAATACAGCTAAAACTAGTATAATATTAATAAATATAAGAACAGTATAAGGGCTGTAAAGAGACATTATTAGTAGTATTAAAAGTATTATAGATATTATAATATTCATTATTGTCTATAACAATGTTTGTATTTGAAAAAATCATTTTTATTTTAAAAGGCCGTAAGCACGGTCAGGAAATAGAGCATAATATTCATCAATTCTCATCTTTCTTGTGGCAAGATATTCAACAAGTTGATACATAGCGTAAGATCCGTAATTTACAGCCATTATTAAAGAATGTTGTTTACAGAACATACAACAGTCTGCTTTTGGCATAGTTTTTCCAAATATTTTCATATCTTTTGTTAAATCTACTTTAATATAAGCTTTTCTAGAGCATAGATTGCCAGAATCAGTATAAGCTTGGCATAAATGTTCTCCGTCGGCATTATATCTACTACCAACAATATATTCATCATTTTTTAGAATAGAAGGAGATTTACTCTTGGTTTTGGCTTTGGTCTTAGCTTTAGTCTTGTGTTTAGGCATTTTTATTATATAATAAATATAATTTTTATTATATAAAATATCTATACAATAATTGAAAATCTATTTTTAGTATAATAGATGTGATAAGTATTATTATAAATTTTAGAAAGTAAATCAAATAATTTTCTGGAATAAATACTAATAATGTTAATAAAAGGAGCTTATATTTATTCATATATTATCATAATATATGAATAAAAAAGTCATTTTTAAAATTAACCACTATAAGTCCATTTTGACTTACAAGCGATACATTGGGCGAAAGTAGTCATAGGTTCATCACAAGATCTTACCTGTTTTGAGTAAGAGAATGTTCTTTTACTGCCGCATTTTTTACATTCTAGAGCACCTTCTTCAACTTGAAAGGGATTAACAATAAATTCGTCTTGTTCTTTTTGTCTAAACTTGATAGTATCAAAAGAAGTGTGTTCCCATCCAATTTTCATATCTTTTACAGACTTTAATATATCTTTTAAATTACGCTTGCTAATGATATCACCTACTACATCATAAATGATACTCTTATACTTGTTTTCGTCATCTCCAGCCATTCCATAGATAGCTTTTTCTATAATTTCAATATTTTTGTCAATGTTAAGAACGGTTTTTAGTGTTTTCTTTCCAGATTCTCTTATAGACATATGTTTATACTATTTTAGTTATATTTTTACAAAAAAAATCATTTTATATTTAAAAATGATTTTTTAAATATAAAAATTGTTGTTAAAAATAAAAATGGATAGCCTTATAAAGAAGATATCGTCTTTTAAGAGTAGTGCTAAATTACTAGAATTTTTGGAGAAAACTGAAAAAGACAAAATATTATCTATGAAAAAGATATTAGATGATAAATATTATAATGATGGATTACAACTTGTAACAGATGAATATTATGATATTATAAAGGAATATATTAAAGAAGAACCTGAAGCAGATACAGTTGGGGCAAAACTTCGTGATGGTGATAATAAAGCAAAATTACCTTTTTGGCTTGGAAGTATGGATAAGATAAAACAAGATGAAGATAGTAAAATAGATACTTGGAAGTCAAAAAATGTAGTAAATTTATCTAATCATCATAACTATATAATTTCTAGTAAATTAGATGGAGTTTCTTGTTTAGCTATTTTTAGTCCTAGATCTGTAGATTATATAAAACTATATACTCGTGGAGATGGTATAACAGGTTCTGATATTTCACACTTGTCTAAATTTATTAAAAGTATTCCCAAAAATTTAAAAATACCAGAGGAAGGTCTTGCTATTAGAGGGGAACTTATTATTCCTGAAAAAATATTCAAAAAGAAATATGCTGATAAATATGAAAATCCAAGAAATATGATATCAGGATTAGTTGGATCAAAAACGGCTAGAGAAGGATTAACGGATATTCATTTTGTTGTGTATGAAATAGTAGCAAAGGATGAGGAAATGCCGTCGCCTGAGAAACAGTTAAGGACACTCAATGAATTAGGTTTTGAAGTTGTAAAACATCATTTTGTAAATGATATATCAAGTGAAATACTTACAGAGATACTTGCTAGACTTAAACAAGAATCAGATTATGAATTAGATGGAGTAATTGTGCAGAGCAATACAAAATATATCAGAAATACTAGTAAAAATCCTAAATATGCTTTTGCATTTAAGATACAAGGAGAAACTGCTGATACAACAGTTATTAGTGTAGAATGGAAAGTAAGTCAATGGGGTGCTTTAAAGCCGGTTGTTGTAATTAATCCTGTAAAATTATCAGGAGTTACAATATCAAAGGCAACCGGATATAATGGTAAATTTATAATTGATAATGTAATAGGGCCGGGAGCGGTTGTTACAATTATTAGAAGTGGAGATGTAATTCCCAAGATTATTAATACAGTAAAACCGGCCAAATCTGGAAAGGCTCAATTACCAGAAATAGCATATAAATGGACTGAGACTAAAGTAGATTTAATAGTTGATTCGTCTAATCAGGATTCTGATGCACTTCAAGATATAAATAATGAAATGTGTGTTAAAAGAATTAATAGATTTTTTGAAAAGTTAGAAATTAAGGAATTAGGACAGGCTAGAATACAAAAGTTGTATGAGAATGGGATTGATACAATTATAAAAATCATTTCATCAACAAAAGAAGAGCTTATTGAGGCATTAGATAGTGAAAAATTAGGAGAAAAGATATATACTAATATAAGAGAAGGATTAAGGGGTATTAAAACTCCAAATCTTCTTGGAGCAACTGGTGTATTTGGAGAAGGTATAGGGCAGAGAAAATTAGAAGTGTTATTTGAAAATATGCCAAATATACTAGAGATTGCAGATAGTGAAGATTTAAAAGAGCAAATTCTAAAGACACCAGGATATTCAGATATATCAGCAACTCTAATAGTTGATAATATAAAATATGCTATAATTTTTATGAATAGTGTTAAACCATATATTTTAAAATCCGAAAAAGTATCAAAACCAAAAATTAAACAAACATTATCAGGTAAAAAATTTATTGTATCTGGCTTTAGAGATAAGGATCTTAAAACAGATGTTGAAAATTTAGGTGGAGAAATAATTGATACCTGGAAAGTAACAGCTGATGGTCTTATAGTTGATAAAAAGGCAAAAGAGACAGAAACAGGCAAAGTTAAAAAAGCAAATGAAAAGGGAATGCCTGTATATACAGTTGAAGAATTTAGAAAATTATTTAATATTTAGATAAACTATTAATATAGAATAATACTATATTAATAAAAAATATTATTTTTTAGCCCAACTTTCAGCGATTTGTTTTCTTCTTTCTTCAGTTGTTAGTGGAATATCTTCAGTAGGAGTTTGATGTATTTGTGGTGTAGGAGGAATAACAGATTTTAATTTTGATAATTCTTGTTCTGCTTGTTTTAATTTATCTTGTAATAAAGATATCTCGTAAGAAGAGTTTTGTTCTTGAATTATAAGACGATCTTCAAGTATTTTATTTTTATTAACCAACTCGTTATCCTGTTTAACATCTTTCTTTTTTGGAGCAACAAGCTTTCCTTGATGAAATCCTATTTCACGAGCAAGTTTAATAGCCATTTTTCTTGATATCTTTGAAGATGTGTCTAAAATAGTTGGTAGATCATCAGTTTCTTCTAGAATAGTTTCAGTAATTTTATTTTCAATAGATCCCAGACCTCTTATTTCAAGCCAATCAGAAAAGTCAAAGTCTTCTTCTGAATCTGATTCTACTTTATCTTCTTTAGGCCATATGATGGGTGTTTCACATATAGTGCAGGAAGATTTTGAAGATGAATATTCATTGTAGAATGTGCATTTAGAGCAGTTCATTTTAGTATTTTATTATTTTTTTAATAATAAAAATCATTTTATTTTATAGTCTTTTTATCTATATGATAGATTAGAGATTTTGGTATATTTATCCAGTCAATATTTTCTACAATAGGTGTTTCTAAAAATCTGGTTCTCTTTAATTTGTAATTGGAACTTATTATTTGATTATATATGTTATTGTTACCAGATAAAAATTTATCTAAGCTAATTATTTTATCACTATTATTAGTATGAGAAATATTATCAGTTGTTATTGTAACAAATTCTTCAGTAAAATATAGATGTTGTATATTGTGATTTATCCATATGTGTGAGTATTTACTACAGATATTATTTTTCGGATTGCCATAGAACTTTTTATAAGTATTTTTATAAATTAGACCACCATGCCAATTATTACCAAGTTTAAATGTCTCTTTATATTCAGGAGAAAACCTATTTTTATCAAATGCTGTATTTAGAGCAAAAAGACGTCCAAATAATGTTCGGTTTAGCTTTATCATTTTTTAATTTAATGAAATTAAAATTAAAAATCATTTTATTTCTATGTTGTAGGAGCTGGTAAAAAGCTACCTCCTTCCCACGCAATTTCTGTAGGTGAATCTGTTTGAGCTATAGCAAGTTGTTTAGGACCTTTTTGTTTCATTGCTTCTAAAAATCCAACTTCACTAATCTGTTTTAAATTTTCAACTGCTTGTTTTCCTGCGACAGCTATAGCTGTTTGCTTGGCTATATAATTAGAATTTACGTAAGTATCTAGAGTGCCAGCAAGAACAGTAACTTTTTCTGAGACTATATCCATATTATTATTTGCATAATCAACAGCCTCTACAACCGCATTTACAATAGTAGAACCTTTGTCTAATGTTTCATTTGCAAGTTTAATAACATGAACTGAAGCATTATATGCACTAATACTTGTATTTCCAATTTTTGCTAAAATATCTTTTACTAGTGGTGTAATAGCTTCTATTTGTTTGTCATTAAATGCTTGTCTTACTAATGTATACCCTACAAATTTTGTAGCCCAAATTGACGCTTCGTAAGATGAGCTCACACTAGATATTCCCATTTTGTTAGCTCCCCAGAAAAAGTAATCTGCTGGTGTTTTTATAAGTGGTATGAAAGCTAAACCTACAAAAACTAGACAACCAAGTCTTGGAATAACATCAATAGGACCAATTTTTATTTCAGGTATATTACAAAGGATTGTCATCATGGGATATGTTCCTATTTCACCTGTTGTAGCATAATTTATTGAGGCAAAAGTAGCTGTAGTAATTGGGTGTTTTCCTATATCCCATAATGTTTTAGAAAATGTAGAAATACTTTTCATAGAATTATAAAATGTATATAATTTATCAGAAAATACTTTAAAAAAGCTTCTTTGTATGTCTGTATTATCAGAAGCAGCATAATTAGATATCTTTGATTTTTTTACACCAATAAGTTCTGATAATTTTATTATCATCAATTTTTTTATTTCATCAGTTGTAGCAAGTTCTAATGCCTTTATAAGTATATTAATTACATCAGATTCACTTTTTATTACATCATCATTCATTTTACTCATAAAATCTCTAACTAATTTGTCTCTATTCGCTTTAGTTTCAACTTCTTTGAAAAACTCTATCATTTCAGGAGTAATAGTTACCATAGGATGTTTAGCATGAGTCGCTAGGTCTGATAGTATTGGAGATTCTTCTAATTTTGATCTAGAGCCCCCCATATTTATATAATAAAATGATTTTTTATTTTAAAAATAAAAAATAATCATAAGATTATGAGATCTTTAAAATTGTTGTATATAATCTTTTTAATGTTGTTAGTTAATTATATTGATTGTATAGGATTTACAGTAAAAAATCCAAAATGTTCTCCAACACATCTAGCTTACAATATGTATATGATAATTGTAAGTCTATTGATTTATTTTAGATATTGTTAAGTAGTAATAAATTATTATAAATATTTATAATAATTTATATAAAGAATTTATTAGTAGCACAATATCTAGCTAATTTATCAGGTTTAGCAAAAGAAGCCCTTTTATTACAATCTTTACATTTTGTCATTTTCTTCTTATATTTTGAAAATATAAGAAATTATAAATCATTTTTAATCTTCAATGATAAAGTTGATATCGTAGTTGTCTAATAAATGAACTTTAGGTGTAAATAGACTTAATAGTTCTTCATGAACTTTCATTAGTTTTAACCTATATTTGTATTGATTCAAGACGAAGTCATTCATACCATATACAACTCTAAAGACTTGATCCAGTGGAACCGATAATAGTTTTAGATAATACATATAGTCTATCTTTAATATACCAGATTCAGCATACTTTCTAAAATAATCAGCATCTTCAACTTTTTCAGATTGTTTAGCTTTATGTCCTTCACCAACAGTGATTACATATTCAAGACGAGAGCCAGCATCAACACGCATACCTCTTGATCTCATCTTTTCTGCTAGCTGAACTTGTGCTGGAAGACATTTGATCTTGTATTCCTTTTCAGTGCAGTTTAAGTCATCTAATCTTTTTTGTCGCTTGTCAGGATCATCAGGTAAAGGTTTGATTTTATAATCTTCAATAGCTCCAACTGCTTTAGTGACGACAAAATCTTTTGAAGGAAAGGCGCTACCGCATAATTTATTTATATCTTGAATAAGATCATATAAAAGTTGATCTTTATCATATTTGTTGAAAAGTTTCATAATAATATCACCATAAAGTGTTCTAATGAGCTGGCTGTTATCACGACGAGCAAGAAGAACACCTTTTTTACCAACTTTATTTGAAACAACACCATTTCTGTCACAAGCGAGATACATATATCTTTTCTTGGTAAGAATGAGGAATCTTTTGTAAATTACTTCTTCATAAGCAAGATTGATTGCGTCGGGAAAAAGTTTAGATACTTCTTTTGCTACATATTCACAGTAGTCCCATAGTTCTGACGCGGGTTTTCCATCAAGATGGGGAAACATGACATAGTTGGAATCAGTGTTATGGACAATTAATCTACCAGGACCAGCAGAAAAATGATGATTTTCAGTTTCTAAATCATATACATAATCATCAATTATTCCAATGGTTATAATCTTTTTAACTATATTATTTGATTTACGCTGTTTCTTTTTGGTGCAAGTAATACGAAATATATCCAATTTGTCTTCTCTAGTATTAATACTAGCTTTATAGCCAAGCGATGTGACTAAATAATATAATCCTGCTGACCCAATTTGTCCTTTATTATCAAATCTATAGCAACCAATATTTTCAAGATCTGTTCTGCAACCATCTCCATCAAAATAACCATCTAAAAATGATTGTCTAATTTGTTCATTTGAATTTAAAATAACATCTGGAACTTTTTTATATTTTCTATTATCGTAAAATAATTCTCTATATTTTTCTACAATTTTAGAAACTTTACCTGTAGGAACAAGTTTATATACAGCTGATGATTCTAATGTATCTAAAATTTTAAATACACAATCTGGTTCAACTTTATTTAATGTTATTCTACATTTTTCTAATATAACAGTATCTTGATTGTTTATTGCCCACGAACTTTTTATTCCAGACGGACAATCATATTTTCCACAACTTCCTTCGGCAAAAAACATTCCCCATACATATGATTCATCAACTGATATATTATTCATATCAAAATTACTGTTAGGTAAATCAGTTGTTAATAATGTTGAGCCAACTTTAAGTTCTAAAGGAGATATTTTTTCTCCAGAAATTGTTAATAATGAATGATCTGTAGTGCAATCAACTACTCCTGTATGAACATTTACTCTTATAATTTCTTTTTCACATTTATGTCTAATTACTTTATTTATAGTTGTAAAACCTTTTTCAGTCCATACTTTATATCCAGTCAATGGTGTTGATACTTCTTTATTTTCATGGTAATTTTCCCAGTTACCTTGTGACAAATTTTCAATAGTTCTATAACAAATGATATTTTTACCTGTTTGAATATCAGTATATTCGCATAAAATAGGTGTTGTTGGAACAACACTGTCTCCGTATATGAGTCTCCCTTTGAACTTTTCTTGAATGGCTTTAGCAGCAATTTCAATATTTTTTCTACCCATAGCTGTTGTTGCCATAGCACCAGGCATAAAAGGTAAATAGCCTTTTGGAACACCCATAGCACCATACATAGAATTTGAACTAACTTTATAAGCAAGTTGTCGCTTATCTAACACAGTGATAAGAGTTTCTAGATCTGTTTTTTCAGAACCTTGAAGTGAATCTAATTTTTTGGAATACTCTTTCATTTGTTTGCGAGTGTTTGCGCGAGCATCTAGTAAGTTTTGAAGAATGGTGGGCATAACACCTTTAGGTTCTTTAAGAAATCTATATCTTCTTTCAACACACATAGTATGTTTGGGTTTAGTTTTAAATATTTCTGAACGTTGTTTTACAATTGGTTTTTTCTCAAGCATTTTTTTGTCAATTTCTTGTTTTATCTCTACTTTTCTAATTTTACTCATCGTTTTATCTCTTTTAGTTCTTAATGCTTTTATGTCATTATCAATATTGGCAATAAGTTTAGAGAGTCTCTCCTTTTCAATTACTTTGGGATCATGAATACAAGCCTGATGATCAGCCCAAGATACAACGTGGCATAATCTATCAGGAATTGAATCATCTCTTACTAGAGTTGAATAATCAATATTGTAAGCTATAATAGTTGATGGATATAGAGACATGAAGTCAAAAGGAACTACATTATCATGAACTCCTGTAATTGGATCAAAAACGTGAGCACCAGTATAATGTTCGTCTTCTGCTGTAATATAACCATCTTTTTCAACAACAAAATTATCAGTCATACATTTTTTATAAACTTGTGAAAAAACTTTGATTTGTTGTCCGGCAGTATATAGTGAGAATATATTTGTATTACAGACACAAGCCATTTCAGTAAGACCAACCCAAGTTTGTAATTTTTCCATAAGTTTAATAGTAATGATACTATCTTTGCAACAATATTTTCCAACTATTCCAAGTGCTTTTCTGCCTTTTTCACCACCTCTCATACCAATTCTATAGCATTTAAAGATACCTCTAGCATCTAGAGGATCTTTAGTATTTTCTTTACCAAGAAAGAATGTTGTGATAGTTTTGAGTTTATAATTATCCATTTTATAGTCTCTTTTAACAAGAGGAAGAAGATCTACATATAATCTACCTTCAGCGTCTAAAAATTGAAACTCTTGATTTTTGTAGGCAGAGCTGGACCATTTAATAGTTTTTTCTTTAGAATGAGCGTATTTGATAAAGCCTTGTTGATCAAAATCATAAATAACAAGATTTAATTTAGCACGAGCAATCATATATGGGATATCAAAACCTAGAATATTATACCCGACAATGATATTAGGATTAAATTCTTGAATAAAATGTGTGTAACCTATAAGGAGTTCTGATTCAGTATCATATTTACGAATTTCAACATCTTCACCAACTATAAGTGGATCAGGATCACCAAGAGTTAGAAGAAAACATTTCCATTTTGAATCAGGATCACCCTGTCTTCCAAGAACACACGATATTTGAAAGACTTTATCTCCTAGTTTTTCAGCTTTAGGCATAGCACTAGGATTTGTTGAATTAACTTCAATATCAAAACCCATAATGAGAGGTTTAGCAGGGTATTCTATCTTATAAGAGCCTTCTGACCTAGATAAGTTTTTCCATTGAACGACATATTCATTATCACAAGTAGATATTTTTTCTTCGTCACATACAGCTTTTCCTGAAAAGTTAATCCAACCAGCCGTTGGAATATCTCTAATACAAGTAAGTTGTAAAATAGGAGATGCGTCTTGTTCGTGAATTTTTGTCCTAATTTTTCCTAATCCAACAATTTGAATATCTCTTTTGACTTTAAAACCGAGTATTTTAATATCTGCTTGTGAAGAGAATTGAAGGAATAAGAAAGGGAATAGTTTTCTTTGTTTATTATCGTCAAGATCAGCGTAATATAGTTTTTTCTTAAACATTAGGCATTTACTAAGTGGTTTATGTTCTCCAAGTAATTCATCTAATTTATTTCCAACAAGTTGGGCTTTGCTGGGAGTCCAGTTGTATGGTAAATTCATATTATTACATTCTGGAAGTTCAAGATAGACGTATGGAGTAAAGTTATTTATTCTAATACAAGTATTTTTATTTTGAGTATCAAGTCCGTATATTCTTATTTGAGTAACTTCTTGTTGATCGTCATCAACATACCAAGCATATGGAAAAATTTGTTTGATTGACATTTTATCTAATTAAATAAATGTCTTTAAAATAAATCATTTTTATATTTTTATATAAAATATAAAAATTATCCTATTTAATTAGCTATGTGATTTAACTTTTTCTGTATGACTACGTATTTTATCTATAAATGAACTTATAATTTCATTAGAACTTTTCATAGCATAATTATCTCTAATATTACTAGTATCAAGTGTTGTTCCCAAAGTGCTTGTCATATTATTAGTATAATTATTTGGAAATATTATTGATTTGTTTAACACATATGTATTAGCAATTTCGTATAAATATGAATCTGCTACTCCCATATGTGGAAACATATTCATATCTCTTCCTTTTATAATATTATCTTTATCTGTATTTTTTTTGTATCCTAATATAACATTTGGATATAAACTATGATCTAAAATAGCCTTCATGCCTTTTCTATTGATAATATAGGCAACAGCACCCCAGCATTCTTCTTTAAAATTATAAGGTATAAACATATTAGAAGATCTTGGAGAACAATTATTATATAATTGTATAATTTCCCAATCTTCTGGTGCTCTATCACATATTTCCGATAATTTATAATCCCATAATTTTGATAAAGAAATATCAGCATCGTCTTCTACTATAACTACTTTTTCATAATTCATATTATATGCTATGTAAATAGCTTTTAAATGTGACAAAGTACAAGCTACTTCATTATTTGTTAATCTGTTATAATTATTAATACAAGTAACTTTTTCACAATTACATATAAGGGAATCGCAACATGCTGTTTTTACTAAAACTGATGTTGGAGTATTTTTAAATTCTAAAAGTTTTGAATCAATAGCATCAACTCTTGTATAAGAACCAACATTATATCTATTCAATTGATCTTCCATAAACTTTTTTCTTTCCGGACTCCTCTTAAGATTTATATAAAAAAATGGTATATCTATATTATTTTTGTTTAATATATTCTCAATTTCATCCATGTAATTTTTAATAATATTAATTTTTGTATTAAATGACTTTTTTACTATATTACGATATAAATAAGCAGATATTAATAGTATAATAATAACTAAACATAAAATAAATATACTAATTTTTAATATTTTTAAGGTATTCATAATTTTTATTATAACACAATATAATAAAAATATAACTTAAATTATTATATATAATCACACACATCAACATACCATTTATCGTCAATATCTTTAAGGCAAAATGGTTTTCCGCACCCGTATATCATATTTTGTTCTACATATTTATCACAAACAATTTTTGATGTATGGGGGTCAATCTGATTATTAGAGTTTTTAAATACACCGTGTCTAAAAATCTTACAATTTATTTCATTTGTATTAACAATTATATATTCTAGACAATTAGGGCATTTGAATATATAACAGTCTTTATCAACGTCTTTTACTATCTCAATCATTTTATAATTACTTATATTTATTTAGATTATATTTACATAATATTACAGCAGCAATTTTCTTTATCAAACCATAATGAATCACTACGATATCCATCTCTTAAATCAGACAAAGTTCGTCCGTGTTCATCAGACGATATTCCTAATATTGGATTTATTTTAATCATTTCTCTAGCTGCTTCATCATTTCCTTTTGATACAGCAATGTGTATAGGAAGCATACCATTATAATCTACAATATATAAAGCGTCAGGATTTTGACATATGCAGTATTTTATTGTTTCTCTATCTGCTGATGGTGCTATTTGATGGAGTAAATATTGTCCTAGAATATTACGTTTGAAAAATAGACTAGGATTCATACGTTTAATATTATTCATATATTATAATATTAAATTATTGATGTTATAAATCATTTTTAAAATTATCTAAACTGGTAATTAACTGCGTTACATATTTTTATTTCTTCAGCTATAATTTCTTCTTTAGTATATTTTGTTAAATTACATATACTTTCCAGGCCTATTTCATCATCGTCTATATTATATTTATAAATTATCCATACACATATAGATGCCCTAAATTTTAGTATTTTTTCATTATTTATAGTATCATTATTCATTAAAGATATATATTTTTTATATAAGCTTAATGACATTGTTTTTAAAGTATCTTGTTCTTGTAGTTTTGTAATATCAAAACTACAGCTTGGAATATCTTTTTCTTTTAAAAATAGTTTAGATACACGATTAATATAATTTTTTAATATAATAGATGTATCAACAATATCCATTTATTTTAGAAAAACTTTTTAATACATTCTTGTTGTTCATCAGTTAATGATATTGGAAATTCAACATGATATGTTATAATTAGAGAACCCTCATTATTCATACCGTCATGTGGAATTGTTTGAATATAATTATCACATGTAACACCATCTTTTTTTACAAAAATGGTTCTACCATCAAGATGTGTAATATTAAAATCAATTCCACATAATGATTGTTTAAGACTAATCTTTTTATCAAGTTTTAAGTTATTACCTTCTCTTGTAAAAAGAGGGTGTTCTTTTTCTTTTATAATTATTATAATATCACCTGGAATAGTTCCAGGATATTCATCTGCCTTATTCTCAAGAACTATTTTTCTAGTGTCTATATTTTTTGGTAAAATATCAAACTTAATTATTTCATTATCTTGAACTACTTTATTACCATTACATTTATCACATTTTTGTTCTGGATCAACAATATTACCCTTATCACATTGATCGCATTTAGTAACAATTTGTTGCATCATAAATGGACCTATTTGGATATTTTTAAGACATTGCCCTGACCCATTACATTTAGTACATTTTGTAATATTACTACCGCCTTTTCCTTCACATTTATTACATATCATTTTTTTATTGCACGATAAAACAATATTTTTTCCATTATATAGTTCTTCTAGACTTAATTCTAATGTATGAACTACAGATTGACCTTTTACAGTATTTTGATTAGAAAACATATTTGAAAAGCCAACACCACCTCCATTAAAAAACATAGAAAATAGATTTGAATTAATATTATGCATGTTTGGCTGTTGAGGTCTATCATAATTTCGTCTCTTTTCTGGATCCGATAAAACCTCATATGATTCAGAGATCTTTTTAAATTTTTCTTGATCTCCACCTTTATCTGGATGATGCACCATAACAAGTTTTCTATAAGCCTTTTTAATATCGTCTTGCGTAGCGCTTTTTTCTAACCCAAGTTCTTTGTAATAATCAGTCATTTTAAAAAAAATGATTTTTACTTTAAATTAGAAAAGATCTAAAAGAATATAAATATAAATTAAAATGAAACGTAAAATAGAAGAAACTCCTGAAGAAACACGCATTGTTAGACAAAAAATACATGCTACTGATTTAAAAAATTATATGCAAAAAGATCCTATAGTTGATTTGCTAAAAAAGACTAACAATGTTTGTATTCCAAAGGGTGGCGAAGCCGATATCCCAAACTCTAACACAAATGGATTCTCAACATTTATTATGAATAAAGGATGTGAATTTGAAGAAGAAATTGTTAAATATATTAATAATTATAAATGTAAAGTAGTTTCTGTAGGAGCTTATTGTGAAGAAAATATTAAAAAAACAATTGACCTTATAAAAAGAGGTATTCCTATAATACATTCTGCTCCTTTAAAAAATAATTTTAATAATACTGGAGGAACAGCTGATTTATTAGTAAGAAGTGATTATTTACATAAAATTGTAAATGATTGCCCTCTTTCAGCTGAAGAACAGAAGATCCATTCTCCTAAACTTGATTTCCCTTTTCATTATGTTGTTATTGACATAAAATTTACTACCATTCCCTTAAGAAGCGACGGAAGACATATTTTAAATACCGGAATGTTTCCTTCATACAAAGCACAGACATTAATTTATAATGATGCTTTATCACATATACAGGGATATAAATCGCGATATTCTTATATACTTGGTAGAAGATGGAAATATAACAATAGATACGGGAATTTTTTCTCATTAGAATGTCTAGATAAATTAGGTGTTATTGATTATCAAGGAGTTGATAAAAATTATATAAAGAGGACAAAAGACGCTGTAAAATGGATAAAGGGTATAAATTCAACTAAAGTTGAAGATATAAAGGGGACACCTCCTCTAGGAGTATATCCTAACATGTGTGTTGATTCTGGTATATGGAATAAGGAAAAACAAGTAATAGCAGATAATATTGGAGATATTACTAATTTGTGGTTCTGTGGTCCAAAAAATAGAGATATAGCTTTAAAAAATGGTATTAAAAGTTGGCGTGATAAACGTTGTAATAGTAATACAGTTGGTATTAAGGGTGTTAGAGCAAAGACTTTAAACGCTATAATAAAAATTAATCAACAAAATAAGACTAAAATATTACCTAAAAAAATAAAAAATACTTTAATACGTAAATCTACACAAGGAGCAATTTCAGAAATATATGTAGATTTTGAAACATTATCTGATATATTTTCTCCATTTTCAGATTTACCAAAACAAGAAAAGACTGATATGATTTTTATGATAGGTGTTGGATGGGATTCTAATGGTGTTTGGAAATATAAAAATTTTACTTGTAATAAATCAACTCTTGATGAAGAATTTCGTATTATGAATGAGTTTATGACTTTTATTAAAGATAATAATGTCACAACAAAGTTTTTCTGGAATGCTGACAGGAGATTTTGGGACACTGCTGAAAGAAGACAATTTGATAGATTATCTGCGGACATTTCAGGAGAAGATACAGAAGACCGTAAAGATATTATATCCGATGAATGGAAATTACACCTAAATAATTGGGTGGATTTATGTGAAATATTTAAAAAGGAACCAATAGTTATAAAAGATTGTTTTAATTTTGGACTAAAAAATATCGCTAACTCTATGTATAAACATAGATTAATTTCTACAAAGATAGAGAGTGAATGCTCTAATGGATTATTAGCTTCAGTAAAAGCTTGGCAATCATATCAAAATAATCCCGATCCTATAAATTCTGGAGTTATGAAAGATATCAAAAAATATAATGAATTTGATTGTAAAGTAATGTGGGATATTTTAAGTTACTTGCGAAAAAATCATTAAAGAATTTTTATATGAAAGATTCATATAAAACTTATTTATTATGCATAACATAATAGGCATTCATTCTTTCATCATCTTTTACAATACAGTTTTTACCATTTTTATTATAGAATATATCAAAAATTTTATCGGTTTGATCCCAAGTTATAAACTCAACTATAAATAGCGGAACATCTTTATAAGTTGTATTATTTACAAGATTAATATATTTTTCTATTGATATTTTCTTCTTGAAATGGTCATACTTATCAAGTATATAGTTTTTCATTTTAGATTTTGTTATATCTAAATCACCGCTCTCATATTTCTGTAATGCTTGTCGTGAAAATGATATAATGTATAGACCTTCAATAGCAACAACTATATGAAAACTAGTATTATATTGTATTTTTGCATCTACAAATCCTACATAATCTTGTGACGACGGCCATCCAAATTTGACATTATTTTTCCTATATGCTTCTATAGGATGAGTGTGAAAATTATATCTAGATTTAGATACATCAACTCCTTCTTCCTTGCCGGGTTTTATACTATTTTTAATTATATCTATAATAAATATATTGTTTTCTACTTGTCTTAAATTAAAAAAGCCGGCTTGTTCTTTTTGTGTTGTCTTACCATTTTTGTTAGTTGTATAACCGGTAAAACAAAGGTTCTTTAAAAATGATACTGTATCTTTATCAAATTTAACACGAAACTTACATAGTTTATTATTATACTGTGAAATAACATAATCTACTTCCCTTATTACATCTTTTTTATAACCTATAATACTATTTGGAGAATTTTCTACAAGCATACATAATAGATTATGTTTTTCTTCAATATAAGGTGTATGGAAACCATAAGAGATAGATGTTTGTATTAATACTTTATTTTTTATATCAATATGCATGCATAATATCATTGAATCTTTTCCAGATTTTGTAACTATATTTACAATATAATCTATCATAACCACATATAGTTTTGGGGTTTCAAATGTCGTCATGTTTGAAATTATTGTATTTTTAGAACTTTCTAGTAAGTAGCAATAAGCTTTTATAGAATTTACAAATTCTGGATTATTTAAGTATTCTATCCTTTCTAGTCCTTTATTTTTTAATTTTAATTTTTTTAGCATATTT